AACAGCGCATCCGCCGCAGCCTGCGCCGCCGCCGCCGTGGCTTGGGCCTTGGCGATCGCTTCGTCGGCCGCTGCCTTGGCCGCTTCCTGCGAGGCTTTGGCCGCCGCCTCGGTGGCCTTGGTGATCTCGTTGAAAGCGGGGGCCAGTGCGAGCAGCTGGGCGAACATCGTCGCGCCGGCCTCGGTGGTCTTGTCCAGGCCCAGCAGATATGTGGCAAACTGCTCGTTGGTGGTGATGCCAGCCACGCCCATGGCTTTGAAGGCGTCGGTCAGCTGCTTCTGCACCGGGGCCAGTTGCTGGGCCTCGGTCAGGAAGTTCTGCTGGAAATACGACAGGCCGCTGCCCAGCTTTTCCAAGCCACCATTGACCGCGATGAACGCCTCGCGCGCCGCGATGCTGCCGACGCCCACCGCGCCGAACGAATCGCCCACGGCAGCGAGCATGGTGTCCAGGCCCGTGTAGTTGGTGACGATGCGCTCCATCGTGACGCTCAGCGCTTCGCCTTCCTTCTGGAACTTGGTCAGATTCGGCACCAGCTCAACGGCGATGCTGTCGGCGACGCCTTCGAAGAACTTGGTGATCGCGCCGAGCTTGTCGGAGTCGGTCGCCAAGCCGGTCAGGTCGATGCTCAACTTCTGCACGCGCGTCGACAACGCGGTGGTGTCGGCACCGATCGTATCGCCCAGCACCTTGGACACGTCGAGGATCGCTTTGTAGGTAGACGAGAACGCGGCCGACTGCTCGCCGGACAGCGCGGTGCTGTCGGTGCCCTTCTTGTCGCTGCGGAACCAGCCGCCTTTCTGCGTCCAGTTGCTCACGTTGTTGCCCGTGGCGCCCGTCGCCGTCAGCGAGCCTTCGATCATCGTGCTCTGGACTTTCTTCTCGCCCATGCCGAACAGACGATTCGCGACGCCGCCCAACAGACCGCCGACCAAGGCACCCAGTGCGGTGCCCACCACCGGCACGATGCTGCCGATCGCCGCGCCGATAGCCGTGCCGGCGGCGACGGTGTTCTTGCTGCCGTACTGGCCCGAGATCAGATTGCCGCCAAGGTAGCCGGCAGCGGCGCCCGCGAAGATACCCACGCCGGCGCCAGCAGCCGAGCCGCTACTAATCGCCGAGCCGGTGCTGGCCATGCCCGCGCTGTTGTACGCCGCCGACGCTGCAGCGGCCTGGCTGCTAGTAAGGCCCATGCCGGCGCCAAACGCGGACGTGGCCGACGAGCCGAACAGGTTGCCCAGCGTGGTGACGTAGCCGCCCAGCGCGCCCCCGGCGCCGGCAAAGCCTGTGGTGAATCCTTCGTAGATCGTCTTGCCCGCGTTGATCAGGCCAATGGCGCTGCTGCCTGCGCCACCCGCCGACGCGCCGCCGCCCAAGGCCGTGGCGATGTCGCCCACCCCGCCGCTCGACGAGGTGCCGATGTTGATGATCCACTTCTTGATTGTCTGCTGATAGAGCCAATCGAAGAACACATTCTTGAAGGTGTCCTTCAAGCGCTGCGCGGTGTTCTTGCTGCCGTCAAGGATTGAGACGAAGGTGGCGTGCGCGGTATCATCGATGCTTTTCCACAAGGCGATGTTCGACGCGCCCAGCTTCTCGACGGATTCCAGCTGGCCCACTGCAGCAGCGTTGCGCTTGCGCGCCGCGATCTCGCGCTCCAGCTGCGCCACGAGGTCTTCGCTAAATTCGTATTCGTATCGCTGGGCGAGTCGCGCCTCGAGCCGCGCGAGGGTCATTTCCTCGATCTGTTTTTTGGTCTTCCCGTATGTGGCCACCAGGTTCTCGTTGGCGACCGCATCGGCGACGATCGCCGCATAGTCGCTATTGCGCTCGTCGGCCAGTGCGGCGACGGCGGCGCGCGCCTGCTTGGCGGCGCCTGCGTTTTTCTCCAGCGCCTCCGCCTCGTCGAGCAGCGCGTGCGCCGCATCCTTGTGCTTCTTGGTCAGCACGATCTTGCCGGCGGCCAGTTCTTGGTCCAGCTTGATGCGCGCCTGTTGCACCGGCGTGACGGCGGCAGCGCCGTCAACCTCCAGCTGGTCGGCGGCCATCTTCTCTTTGATCGACGCGATCAGGCCGGCGTAGGCCGCCTGCTCTTTCTTCGCGGCGGTCTCCGCGTCGGCGGCGGACTTCTTGCGCGCGGCGTCGATCTCGGCCGCGTTGAGGAAGGTCGCCACCTTCACGGCCGTCGCATTGGCGATCAGCTTGTTGGCGATAACGTCACCCGCGTCGGCGGCGACTTCCGCACTCTTGGCGGCCGTGGTCCATGCCCCGGATATCTTGTCGGCCGCATCCCCCCAGCCGGCTCCGACGTCGGCGGCCATTTCCTTGTAGATGGTGACGGCCCCGGCGAAGTCCCCCGACAGCGCGGCCACGGTGATCGCCGCAGCGGCGCCGGCCGCCTTGCCCAGCGTGGTGAACATTTCGACGACGACCACGCCGGCCGAGTACAGCCCCTTGAGCGCGCCGGCCAGCACCGTGATGGTGCCGCTCAGTTTCTCGCCGCTGACGTCGGTAGCGGAGATTGAGTCGGCGATCTTTTGCAGCGTCGGCAGCAGTCCCGCCGCGATGCGCGTGCCGAGGCCTTGGGCCGCGAAGCCCAGCTCGTCGAGTTTGTCGTTGAACTTGCCGGCGTCGGCGGCCACCTGCTCGGTGATGCCAGACAGTTCCTTGCCGCGCCCGATCAGCGTGTCGATGCCGGCGGCGCCGTTGTCGAGCAGCACCGCCGCTTCCTGCCACGACTTGCCTAGCACCTCGGCGCCGAAGGCCGCGCGCTGCTGCGGATCTTGGATGTTCTTGAAAATGTCGGAGAGCTGCTTGAACGCTTCGAGCGGTTCGGTGGCGGTGATGCCCAGTTCGCGGAACTTGGCTCCGTCCTTGCCGATGTTCTGACTGAGCTTGGATATGGACGCCGCCACCCCCTCGAGCTGGGTGTCCGATAGTTTGGCCCCGTAGGAGAGGCCGGCCAGATCCTCGATCGCCACCTTGGTGCGCGCGCTCATGTCGTTGAGCGCGTCGGCGGCGTCGATGCTGTTCTTGATGAAGGAGGCAAAGGCGCCGACCGAGAGGCCGGCGGCTAGGCCAGTGAGCAGACCTTTGACGGCCTGCGCGCTGGCGCTCATTGCGTTGAGGGCGCCGGTAACGTCACGCCGGGCCTGGGTCATGTCCTGCTGAAGACGGGCAATGTCAGCGCGGAGGCGGATTTCTACGTCGCTGACAATCGTCATTTAGGGCTTCTCCAGTTTCTTTGCCTTGCGCTCCAGGCGCCGTTCTTCGCGGTCGAGGGACTTCTCCGCCTTTTGGTTCCGCGCCCATCGCCATTTCGCTTCGAACTCAGGCCATGGGCAGGGTGCTTCGCGCTTCGTCGCCTCGAAAGACTCGCCCAAATATGCGCGGGACAATTTGATCAGCAACCGCGACTGATACGGTTGCCATTCTATACCAAGCAGGTGCTCCCACGCCACCAAATCAACCGCTTCGATCGGTCCGTCCTTCTTGGTTGGGCCGATCTCCCACAGGTAGTCCAACAGATCCCGCCCCCAAGACACCGGGGGCAGCTCCAGCGGTAATTTGCTGGCCTCTACCGTGTCGCGCCGGGGCTTCTCCGGTGGCGCCTTCGTATCCGAGGTGCTGGCCTCGGGCGTTGCGTTTAGCCAGGCTGCGAAGCGGACGAATCGGTAAAGGTCGTCGCTTGCTCTGGCAAGTAGTTTCCCCGGTCACCCGCGAACTTATTCAGGCCGGCAGCAATGTGGCCGATCTCCAGGTCCTCGTAGGCCGCGCGGTATGCCGCGTTGCCGATGCGGCCTTCGTAGTCGAAGCCGTCGAACGAAATGGTGATCGCGGCCAGGAACACGGCCAGGTCCTTGGCGTCGGCGTCGGCTTCGCGCTTGCTGTCCTTGCCGTTGATCAGCGCGGACAGGCCGCCGGATTTTTTCTCGGTGAAGGAATGCAACGCGGCTTGGAAAACTTTGGTGCCTGGGCTGTGGTGGGTGATGGTCCACGGGGTGCCGTCTTCGGCGTATTGCACGTCGCCCTTGGCGTCAGTGACTTGGTACTTGCCGACCGGCAGAATGGCGAGGGATTTTAAGCTTTTCATCTGGATTCTTTCTTGGGAGGATAATTGCACCTCGGGCCACCCGCGCCCTCCCAAGGGCGACAGGTGACCGTCGGTGCCGGTTGTGGCCTAGTGGCCGGGTTCTTACGTGACGGTCGGGATAGCCGGGGTGATGGCCTTCAACGCTTCGGACTGGAACAGCAGCGTGAGCGCGTAGGTCAGGTTGTCGTTGGAGCCGCCGCCGGGTTCCGACAGGTTCGACACCTTGGCGGTGAAGTACAGCACGGCGCCGGACTGGCGCACGGCGGCGAACGAGACGCGCGGCTTGCTGGTATCGCGGAGCGCGTCGTCGACAATATCGAAGAAATCGGTGTCGCCGTCCGGTCCTTCTTCCAAGATCATCCACTCGGACGTTGGCAGCTTGTAGTTACCGACGCCTTGGCGCACCAGGCCTTGGCTCACGACGTCCAGCTCGGTGGTGTTGGTCTCGCGGCCTTGGATGGGGCCCACCTGGGTGACGGTCGCTTCGGCGGCGCCGGTGGCGGCGAAGAACGATTCGAACGCGGCTTCGGTGTCGTCGGTCGGCAGGCCCGGCTTGGCGAACAAGCGGGTACCGGCATACGTCTCAAAATCTCCTGCGAATGGCATAATGTTTTCTCCTGTTGAATGCCCGCGCGCGATATTGCGTGACGGGCGGGCAAACCGATACCGTATTCTAATTCGGTTCGGAAAAAGTTACCATGAAATCCCGCGATTTTTCATGTATTTTATCATCGCCCACCGGCAGATCCGGGCCTTCGCCCTGCGGGAGGATGGACTTGACGTGGTAGGACATCACCGCGCCGGTGTGGACGCCGGCGCCTAGCGCTGCGGCTTTGAGGATCTTTTCGCTGGCCGCGTAGCCGCCGGGGTCTTTCGCCAGTACCGTTACCTGCACGCGGGTCCGCATCGTCTTGCCCGGCTGGCGGCGCGCTATGGTGCTGATCTCATCGCCGTAGATGCGGGTGACGCTGACCAGCGGCGGCTCGGTGCCCTGCGGCGCGGCGCCGGCGAATATCTTCGCGGCCGGCACCAACGTGGTGAGCGGTACGTGCGCAGCCAGTAGCGCGCGGACGATGGCGACGGCGCTCATGCTGCGGCCTCGTCGGGCGGCACGGCGGCGGGGACGTCCAAGCCCTCCTTAGTCAGGCGCTTGCGGATCTGCGCCTGCACGGCGGCGACGGCCTGCGAGAACTTCTCGTCGGCGGCCGGCCGCATGAACGGGTGCGGACGCGAGCCGGGGTGATCGACGCTGCGCACGGTGTTGCCGTTGACGGCCATGGCGCGTGCGGTGATCGAGTGGGCGCGGGTGCCGTATTCCACCATGTGCGCGTAGAAGGCGACCGAGTTGCCGACCTTGACGCTGGCCGACACCTGGCCGTCGCGGCTCTTGCGCGTGGTGATGCGCGCCGACTGGCGCAACAGGCCGTGCTCCACCGGGATATTCTGTTTGACCTGATCGAGATACACCTTGGCGCCGGCGCGCAGCGCACTGCGCATGATGTTCGTCTCCAGCTTGGCCGGGAGCGTCTGGAGCAAGGCGTCGAGCGACGCGCCGCCAGTGATGTTCTCTTGGCTCATGAGCTGAATTCCTTGATGGTGAATTCCAGCCACTCGCGCCGGCCGATCTCCGCAGGTCCCGCGCTGATCTGGTGGATGGTGTCGACCTCGTTGTGGACGATCACCCGCATGTCGGAGCTGATGCCGCGCGTGTATCGGATACGCACGCGCGCCGGCTTCTCGGACATGTCGATGGCGTTGCCGTTGCGCTCGGCGTTGCCGGGCAAGACGTCCCACACCTGGGCAGGCACGCGCGCGAAGACGGTCTCCCAAGGGCCGGGCACCGGGCCGTATTCGGGATCGTCAACGACTGTTGGGCGCTCGACGGTGATGCGCCGATCGAACTGGCCTCCGGTGGTCATTGGTACACCTTGAAGGGCTGCAGCAACATATCGTAGAAGTCGCCCGCGATGGCTTGGCTAATGGTGCCATTCACAACGGCCGTGCGATTTTCGTACATCACGCCGATAGACAGCAGCATCCACTGGCGGATCGGCTCGGGCACGCTGGCCGCATCGGCATATCCGGCTTGGTACTGGACGACCACGGCGCCGGCTTGCGCGCGGGTGGTGGGCCATGGCGTGCCGTAGGCCGGGGTGATCGTCGGCGGGTCCACGAACTCGTCGACCAGGTAGCCGGCCGGTACGGTCTGCTCAACGCCGTCGGCGTCGATATACTTGATGCTATCGATCTCGGCCAGGGGCGGGCGTGGCACCTTGAGGAACACGCAGAACGCATCCGCGCCAAAGGCCAGGGTCTGCGGCATGAGTGCGCGGTTGAGTCGTTCCTCGGCCATCTGGCGCGCCGCGCGGATCATGCGCTCGATGTCCGCGTCCTCGTCGGAGAACACCACCCGCAGGTTGGCTTTCGCCTCCGCCAGGGTGATCGGTTCTTCAGTCGGCGGGGTGATGACTTTTATCATTTTTGATAATTTCGTGGCGATGGGTACCAACAGCCGATGGACACGGCCGAGACCGGTATCTTGAGTTCGGCCGCGCGCTCCAATGCACGGTACACGCCCACCGTGTAGCAAGTGGCCGGATCGCCGACTGGGGCGATAGGCTCCGTGTGCGGCACGCCGGCGAGGACGTAGGTCAGGTAGGCGATGTAGAGCATGGCGCCCCCTAGAAACTGCTCAGACGCAAGTGCACCCGTGCCAACGACAGCGAGCGCTGCGCCGCCGCCTTGGTCAGGATTTGCATCACGAACGGCCCGGTGACGTCCACGAAGGCATTGCGCGAGTATCCCACCACACCAGCACCGTCATCAGGATCGCCAGTGGTGTAGAACACCTCGCGAGTTTTGGGGCGGATCACCATACCTAGTGACTTCCGCTTCGGCACATTGAGAGCATCCGCGATGGCGTAGGCATTGCCTGTTTCAGCGCCGGGGAAAATACGCTGCTTGCTCGCACCGGCGGCGGCGTTGTCGGTAGTGAACTGCGCGCCGGTGGTGCTGCCGTTCGTCAGCTTCATTTGCAGCGAGTGGTTGGTGGCGCTTGCCCCAGCGTCCGCGGTCATGCCCGTCACCGAGAACGAGATCTCGGAAAACTGTGGCGTCGCGATGGAGAACGCAGTTTGAATGCCCGCCGCATCGTCAACAGCTGGCGTTGCCAGCTTCGTCTGCGCCGTAACGATGCCCGGCGACGCCGATGGCCCGGTAAAGGTCAGGATCGACGTGCCGACTGCAACCAGCCATGACGGCAACATGATGTCCCCGCCGACGTTCCAGATGAAGTCTTCGACCGTCTGGCCGATGCGGAGTTGCCGCCCTTCGTTATCATAAAGCATAGCTAATCACTCCGATCTCGGTCTGTTTTACGGCGTAGTAAATATAGAGTCTGCCGTCGTCTACGAACGGTGTTGCTGAGCGCAAATCTGCGCTTTCCCAAGCTTGATCGGGCGTCCAGACGATACGCGGCGCTTCGGTCAGTGCGCGATAGTTGGCCGACACCGGGGCCGCTGCCAATACGCGAACAGAGGCATCAGCACCCGACACCAAGTTAGAAATAATCCCAACCCAATATTCAGTACCTTGGGCTTCCACCACAAAGCCTCCGTGCCAATTTATATATTGAGACACGCCAAGCGCGGCAACTGGAATGGTCATATCCAGGCCGTAGCCAAGGTGCTTGCGATCGCTGTGCCAGCCGGTGCCATATGTACCGTTAGCGGCGTTGATTACTTGTCCGGAGAGGTCGCCGTTCGACTTCCACAGAACACTACCATAGCTGTTGGTACCGCCGTAGAGGCTGTACGCGAACAGGCCACGACGTGTCTCAAACGGGAGGAACTAGCCGG